TTTGACTGGTTGGCCAGTATCTCGTTGCCGGTGATGGTGATCTGTGATGTCACAGGTGATGCCGCGTACAACTCCGTGAACATGGAGTTGATGGAGATCATGGCCGACCTCAGCGTGTCGCCCGTGCCGTCGTTTGCTCTTGATCCTGTGTTCAATGGTATCTGTGCCATTTTTGTATCTACGAGGCTATCAAGCCGTAGTTCCTTAATACTGTTAGTATGTTGTTGATAGTTGTCCTTATGTCCTCAACAGTTGATCCATCGTTGCCTGCTGGGTCAAAAGCGATGGCTGACTGCTGTGCCACCGGCGTGGTCCCAAAAAATCCTACCTTGTCTGATGACTCAGCCACGATGATGCCACCGGTACCTGAAGCGGCCAGAACAAGATTGTCATTTGATCTATTGGTTGTAATTTTGTTGTCGTCCACAGTGATTGTGCCCAATACAATATAACCTGTTCCGTTTGTGTTTAGTGTTAGATTAGCATTTGTGGTTAGTGGCGTAATGGTGGTATCAGATATCTGAAGATTATCTATTTCTACATTTCCAGCGCCGTTTGGTTGTACTTTGATGTCTCCGTTCGTGACACTGGTAGTGAGTAGTCCTGTGTCCCCAGAACCCACCAATGAATATATCTCTTCGAAATTGGTGTTGATCTTGGTCATAGCGGTACGTAGAGTATCGCCCGTTGCTGGGTTTCCCGCTGTTCCTGTGTCTATGTTAAGTCTCGCCATAATCTGATTACTAGTATTTATTAAATACGAATATGTTCATAGAGACCCTGAAAACGCTCAGGTTACACAACAGGGAGAGCAAATTGGGTGTCCCCCACACATTCAGACGCACCTACACCATCTACGTTTTCCGTTGCGATGCGTGTTCCACGATATTCATGAGGCCCAAGTCGCGGGTTGACGTGCAGAGGGCATCCAATGACTACAAGCACGTGTGCCACCTGTGTGACTCCAAGAAGTTCGCGCAGTCGGTGGGTGTCAAGATGAGGCGGATCTATCAACTGGACGCCAGCAGTTCCAAGACGCTATAGTCTTGTCCAGCGTATGAGATCACGCTCGCCGGTTATCCATCTCTGCAGGTCCGCGTAGATTCCACACTTTATATTGGGTTGGTCGAAGTACCATCGCAGGAACGGATTACCATACAGGTATTCCCGGCGATTTATGAAGTGGAAGTTGGTGTTGGGAAACCTGCGGAAAATCTGGCGTAGTTGATACATCCATTCGTATTTGAGATATGCCTTCATGCTCTCACGTCCTGGATAATTTAAAGTGTCCTTGTAGATGTTGTTCTGTATCCTGCTGGGAGTCTCCATCTCCCATTGTTGGGCACCCATTATATCGAAGGCCAGTATCATGATGTTTTTGATGCCTGACTCCGCGGCCATCAGCACTGCGGAACATCCTGAACCACGTGCCTTGGTGAAATCGTTGGTCTTGATCTTGTTGCCTTTCTTTCCGGAGCCTCCTCGCCACATCCTATAGATCTTCAATCCATTAGGAACATCTGTTTCCTTGTCACCTTTGCATATAAAGTCCCATTTGCTTATGTCTTCAACGCCGTATATCCGTGATGACCCTTCGTGGTTGTTATGCCAATTATCCAGCTCTTTGTACATGGGTGGATTCACCGCAACTATGTGATCACAAAGATCGGGATGGTCCCTGTATATGGCGTTACATCCATATATCACACCATGTCCTTTGAGATTGTCTATTGGGAAAATGTTTCGAGATTCACCGTTACCAATAACGAATGCGGTATCCATTATATGCCAAAAGATTCTCCACACCCACAGGCGCTGGTACTGTTTGGATTTGATATCTCGAACTGTGATCCAAAGGTCTCCTCTACCCAGTCTATCTTGGTACCTACTACATACAACATAGAAGTTTCGTCCACTACAAATCTACCAGAGCCCCAATCTTCCACGTGATCACCTTGTGTGACACTATCTTTGGTTTCGGCGAATCCCCATTCATATTTGAAACCAGCACATCCGCCACCTAACACCATAAGGCTGACCGCGTACTTGTCCGGGTTTTTAGATAGTAATTTCTCTATTTGATTTTTTGCGGCATTGGTGATTTCAAATGGTTTCATGACAGTAATTATGACTAGTTATTGCCTATGTTATCGGCCCCAACACAAAGCCAAAACTTTGTAGCGTCCCTCCTCTTTTCAAAACTCATGTAGGCGTTCTGGTCCTCCCAGTTGTGCCATTTCTCGTCATAGAGGTTATTGTTCTCGAACCACCAACCCCAACGGCCCTCGCAGTTGACCTGGCACCACTCTATGCAGTCGCCCATGATGCCATTCGAGTTCATGTCTATGTTAAAGCGGAATTTCTTCTCGTAGCCGCAGTCCTCGGGTATATGATCTAATCCTGGATTTATTTTTTTTATTTTTATCTTTCCGTAACTCTGTTTCATTATTGCCAATTCTTTATAACCCACTCATCAGCACATTCCATAGGATTGGGTGATCCATGGAACACGGCCACCTTGTTGCCCGGTTTTACTTTACAGGGTTCACGGAAGAATTTTTTGCCGTCTTTGGTCAACAATTTTGTGTCCTTGAGTCCTATCATCTCCCATTTGTATGACCTTATCCATTCATCTGGCCACCAAGTGATTTCGTGCTTTGCTCTCTTGCTTATCCAGTCCTGATCACCGTGGTTCTGTTGCATGATCTGTGCTGACCTTTCTTTGAAATCCATCCACAGGTAGTCCATTGTTCCGGACTTCCAACGCATTACACTGGAGTTTGATAAACTCCAATCCTTGATTCTGCACCTATTAAAGTCTCTTATTATATTAAACTTATCGTCCGAATCGAACAACTGATCAATATTATCAAAGATTACCACGTCTAGATCAAAATAAAGTAGATTTCCTTTTATCGGCATATCCGGGGAGAACATCCACAACTTGCTCCACCAAGATTTTATCCATGGATCGTTAGGCAACTTAACAATGTTGATGTCATTGTTGATTCCCGACGGGTCGTCTGTAAGGCAATGGAATTGGAAAGGCACAGTGGTATGCCTTTTTGCCATGCTGTGTAGTACATTGACATAATTAACGGGATACTTGTTCCCCCATTTTACACTAAGAATGTGATTCATAGCCTCTTTCCAGTGATTTAATCTGCATCTTCTTCCAGTCATCGCTTTCTAAAGAATATGGATAATCACATTCTATTGATCCGTTTTTGTCCATAACTTTTATTTTTGTTATATTTAAATTTTGACTCATTTTTTGGTAGACATCATTGAATTCATATTCGTCACCGAATGTTTTACCTAAGTTGACCTGTCCGATTTTAGCATATCCCAAAGCCAACTTTGGATCGTCCCATTTGAAATTATTTAATTTCAGCCATTGTCTAAAATCATGCATTTCTTTTCTTTTCCATTCGTCCGTTTCTTCGGAAATGGTTTGCCCCCATTCTACATCAAACTCTCCCGAGTAATAGCGTTGATGGTTGATCTCAGAGCAAGTGGCATCATCCATTTTTACACCTCCTTCGTCTCTGAAAACTTCGTACAGTGTTTTTCCAATCTGACACCAGTGTAGATAGACTCCACCTAGTTCTCTTTTATACCTATTCATTTTGAACAACTCAAAATCGCTATTTTTAAGATCGAATCTTTTGGCATTTAGAAAAGTTGTGATTTGCGAAGGCCTAATCCATTCTGGTTCAAGAATTTTTTTCCGGTATGAGATAACCCAACTTTCAATTTCATGGCAAAGGTTATTCAATTGCCTGATAGAGTATTTGGTTTCATTATCGGCTTGCCTGTAATAATCTGAAAGTTTCCATGCAGTTCCCTGCAGATCTTCAAAATATCTGTGTAATAAATTACATGATTCATGTTTTAGTCGTAATCCTGGTGTTTTTGTTTCATCGCCGTTAACTGCCTTTCCTATCTTAAGTTTACTGCTGTACTGGAAGTCATCGGCCACAAAAGGATGGATATGCGGATAAGGTGGATCGAATTTGAAAGAATTGATCTGATCAATATTTTTGTTCAATTCGCTACACAAATAATCTAAATTCCGCACTGTGTCAGCAAAGCCCAAAAAACAAAAATTTTTTTCTAGTATCCTGCGTTTGATTAGATTTCCTTTGAGAGCCTCTACCCATCTTAGACCTAGGTCGTTATCGTACACGTCTATTGTGTATGAAGTATCTACAAGGTAGACCTTTATCTTTGTATCTAAGAATTTATCCTCTTTTGTAGATGGCACTGTTGGCTCCATGTTCCATGCATTCCACACTCTCCACGAAACACCTGCCATCGGTCTTCTCACGTATCAATCGGTCAGCGAAGTCAAAGGCATGCTTGGCAAACATCTCGGCGCCCACTCCGTCGAACACCACGATCTCAGCAAGGTCATGTTTCTCTAGTTCCTTCAGTTTGTCTAGGTGTGGATCATTCCGGTCCACTGCCGTCTTATGGTCGAAGTGATCTTCCAGCCATTTCTTCAATGGTTTGAGTCCACCAAAGTCCACGGCCCAGTTCTTGTCGTCCAACTCGTTGCATCCAAACGTGAATCTGAACGCCAGGCTATAGCCGTGCAGTAGGTGGCAGTGTGAGTGGTCTGCGTTGGGTTGTCTGAACACACAGGCTAATCCTATGTTGTGTCCGTATGTTTTAGTCGAGTAGTAAGTCATCTTGTCTCCTTGTGTTGATGACCTGCAGAATTTTTATAGAGGGATGAAAGTCTTGGAGTCCTCTCTGACATCAGTTCAACCTCTTGTTGATCTTGCTGTCAAGTTCGTGTTGGAACGCTTCTTCCCTAATGCGGTCCGTCAGCTCGTTGGGTATATTTAACTCGCCATCGATGATGCTCTTTAAGAAGTGTATCAGCACCGAGAACTCCGGTCTGTTCGACACCGTCTCTGGGTCGACACCGTGTTGCTCCATGGCGTTCAGCATGGCCTCTGATGTGTCCACCAATGCTGTCAGGCTCTTCTTGTGCTTGTCGAAGTGCTGGCTCATGTGATTATCTTGGGCTTGGCGGGCGTCTGTATGGTTGAGAATATCCGCTTGTACTCGCCCTCGATCTTGTCGTTGATGTACGCGATGGATATGATCTGTAGTTTGGATATCATGATCACCTCGTCCTGGTTGGCAGTGGA